TATGTTAAGGACTAGCGTTGGCTCTTCCTACGAGCAGCTTGCAAAAACCGCTTATGAAATTGCAGACGCAATGCTGAAAGCGAGGGAAGCGAAATGAACGACGATGACGAAACCGAGGACATGATTTTCAGTTTTGTTTTTGTTGCAGTCACCATACTGACTGTGTTGTTTGCTGTGGCTGGTGCTGCCCTAGTTGTATGGAGTTTGATATGAAAACACCTGAAGACGAAGCGTTTGACGACCTTGCAAAGAAGCAGGGTGACTGGGGCGGTGGGTTTAAGGCTAAGAGGGCTATGGCTGCGGATAGATTTAAGGACGGAATTCAATGGTGGATGGATACCAAAACTTATGGTGCATGCCCCAACCCCCCGCAATGGCACATAGATACAGGTAACTTGGTACGCCTTGTTCCAGCGCAGGACGGTAAATGCAAGTTGTGCGTTGACGGATGTGCAGCTTGTGATGCAAGGGCACAGCCAGCGCAGGAGCCGGTGGCGTTGGCTGACCTTGTAAAAGAGGCGCAACAAATTGTGAAATCAAAATTTCTGTGGAAAAAGTTTATTGATGGAACACCACTAGCAAACGACATTGCTTTTTGGATGGCTGACTTTGCTCAACAGTACACCGCACCACCAAAGCGCGAACGAGTAGTGTTCCCCACCATGCTGCGCAAGATGTGGTCGGGCGGTGAAGTGCAAGCGTGGCTGGACGAGAACGTGAACAAGGAGAAGAACACATGAGACTTATCAGTTTGAACTGGAGCGTCATCAAGGGCGAGGGTAGCGTCTCCTATTCCAAGGAGTTCAATGAGGCCCACATTGTTGTTCAATTGGATATGTTGCAGGACTGCATTGTTGACCTTACGGACAAATACGAGGCATTGCTGGCACGGGAGAAAAACGAATGATTACCATTTTGGGGGCGTGGGTTAGCTTTTGGCTATTCAACTACGAGCATCGCTACCGCGCCAAACTCAAGGAGAACACATGAAGCTATACAACGTACCCAGAAATAGCACGATCGTGCTAGAGAATGGAGCGGAGTTGAAGTTCCACCACATCGACGGTATGTACAGTGTGTGTACAGATGAGGAAGGAAATGTTTATCACATCGGCGCTTCGGAAGAAGTGGAAATTAAACCAAAGGAAGCAAAAAATGATACCTAAGAAAGAACTCGCGCTAGATAGCCTTACACGCGTATGCACAGAGGCTATGAACCTAATCAACGACCTGATTAAGTGCGACGAAGAGTCGTACCAAAGGGGCTATGAGGATGGTATGCGGGCTGCGTTGAGCGTACAAAAAACGATTGACGAGCTAAACAAAACTGAGGAACAAAAATGCTAAGCATCGAACACCAACAACGACTCATATGGGCATCGCGCCCCAAACGCGGAGACTTTAACGTGGAAAACAAGGAGTTGAACGAAGTTATTGCGGCTATACGCAAGGTAGCACCGGATGAGTTCCACAGCAGCGCAACGGTTCGACACCGCACGTTCTACGACGAGCCAAGGAACACATTGGAAACCCCCTGCGCCGGATTCGTGCGTTCGCGTCGGCACAACATCTACTAGGAAAAAGCAATGAACACAAACCCAATCCAACACCCCATCACAGAGCAGAGCGTGACAACGGAGGGCATAACCGCCGACTACGTTTGGTATCAGTCGGAGCAGATGATGCTGAAGATGGACGCATGGCAAACCTCATGGAAGGTGGACTTTAAGCGGCTGATTAAGGTCATGGAAGACCGCCATGCCGAACACTTGAAAATGATTGACGAGCTACTGCGCGAGAACAAAAACCTCAAAGAGAAGCTGAAGGAAAAAGCATGACCACCGGAATCGAACACCTGAAACCCATACCAAAGCGCAAAGGACGAGGCCCGAGTAAGAAGCCCGCGTTGTTTGCCACGAGCTTGCGTTTACCAAGGCATGTGCTGGATTACTTCAGTACACACCACCCGTACACAAAGCAAGCCAAAATCCGAGAAATTCTTACCGATTACGTAACCAACCAACAAGGAGTTAGCAATGGCAATATTTAAGAACAGCATGGCACACAAAGTCCGTGGCTACATGAAACTTCATCCCCAAGCAACCGTTAAAGAGGTAGCTGAAGGGCTAGGCATAAAGTCGCATCATGTGCACAGCACAATGTGGCGGGACAAGAAACTAGGCGCACCCAAACGTACGTACAAGAAGCGGGCTAAGGCATCAGAGGTCATACAAACAATACCTGAAAATACGTGGAAGACAGTAGCCGTAGCTGTGAGCAACACCCCTATCAACCCGCCACCGCCGCCACCACCTATGCCCGCCCCTACACCGGAAAAGGATATGGTCAACAGCCCTGAGCACTACAAGGTCGGCGGCATCGAGGTCATCGACTTCATCAAGGCTAAGCTGACACCCGAGGAGTTCCGTGGCTACCTGAAAGGCAACGTGCTGAAGTACACAAGCCGAGCGGGTTACAAGGACGATGCTGCGCGGGACATCGGTAAGCTGGTGTGGTACGCAAGCAAGCTACAAGACACCCACGCAACCTAACATTGTTAGGGAAAACCCCAACCGCCTTCGGGCGGTTTTTTTGTATCTGACGTTTACAAAGTCCAATAGTGTGCTACAGTAGGGGCCTGAAAACTACTGGAGTGTTAGATGGCATCAACGCCGGAATCAAAGGTCAAGGCCAAAATCAAGGCCACCCTCAAAGAGCATGGGGTCTACTACGCGATGCCGATTGGCACGGGGTATGGCAATGCAGGAGTACCCGACTTCCTATGCTGCATCAACGGTAGGTTTGTGGCTATCGAAGCCAAGGCCAACGGCGGCAAAACCACCGCACTGCAAGACAAAAATCTACGTGACATTGGGCTCGCTGGGGGTATGACGTTTGTCATTAATGAAGACAACATAGAAGCCCTTTTGGGTTACATCAAACTTATCCAAACTTACGATTACAAGGACTAAACATGAGCGAACTATCAGCAGGTGTACGTGCACTACTAGGCCGTATGGAATCCAACCCCGAAGAGTTCTACGGCAACGCCAGTAAATGGGCTTTCATGTTCGAGCCCAACTTCCGCGATGTAATGACCGAGCCCGAGAAGGGCGCGTTGCATGAGGCATTGAAAGAGGCGCGGCGCAAAGAGTTCGATGAGCTTGTCATGCGCAGGATACTGCGGGACACCGAGGAAGAAACGGTGAAACAGGCGCGGTCTAGCGGGATTATGAGCAGAGGGCAGGTGACCACGGCAATAGGCACTAGCCTCAACGAGGTGTTTGGTCAAGCGTACTTAGGGAACAGCCAGCAACAACAAAACAACATCGGACAAGGCTTGCTTGGCGCTGCTCACCACAACCCCGCACTCAACAGCGTGAACCCGTACAAATGAACATCCTCACAATCGACTTTGAATCGTACTACTCAGCGGACTATGGACTGAAGAAGTACACCACTGAGGAGTACATACGTGACCCGCAGTTCGAGGTTATCGGTGTTGCAGTACAGGTAAACGATGGTAAGCCCGAGTGGTTCAGCGGAAGCATGGTGGAGACCGCGAAGTTTTTGTCGGGTTATGACTGGAGTAACTCACTTGCGTTAGCTCATAACGCTATGTTCGATGGGTTCATCTTATCTAACCACTTTGATATTAAGCCAAAGGGGTGGCTGGACACGCTAAGCATGGGCCGTGCGTTACATGGAACGGAGGTAGGTGGCAGCTTGGCTGTGCTTTCAGCCCACTACGGTCTCGGCGTTAAGGGTACGGAGGTAGTCAATGCTATGGGGCTACGCCGCGAGGCGTTCCCCGCCGACCAGCTTGCAAGGTACGGTGACTACTGCGAGAACGATGTGGCCCTGACGTGGAAGCTGTTCAATGCCATGAGCGGGGAGTTCCCGCCGACTGAGTTGCGACTCATTGACCTGACCATCAAGATGTTCACCGAGCCGGTGTTGTGGTTGGACGTGGTGGTATTGCAAGAGCACTTGAATAGGGTTAAAAACAGCAAAGCTTTTTTGCTGGGCGCGTACAACAAAGACGACTTGATGAGCAACCCGAAGTTTGCCGAGTTGCTGCGGGAAAATGGTGTAGTCCCGCCGATGAAGAAGAGCCCCACCACGGGCAAGCAGACGTATGCGTTCTCCAAGACCGACGAGGAGTTTAAGGCATTGCTTGAGCACCCAAATAATTACGTACAAACACTTGTAGCTGCGCGGCTAGGTACGAAGTCCACCATTGAGGAGACCCGCACCGAGCGGTTCATTGGGATTGCTAACCGAGGCGCATTGCCTGTACCCCTGCGCTACTACGCAGCACACACGGGGCGTTGGGGTGGCGACGACAAGGTGAACCTACAGAACCTACCACGCGCATCAACATTGAAGTACGCCATGATTGCCCCTGCGGGTTACGTGATACTGGACTCAGACTCTTCGCAGATTGAGGCGCGGACGTTGGCGTGGCTGGCGGGACAGAACGACCTAGTGCAAGCGTTTGAGGACGGTGAGGATGTCTACAAAATAATGGCCTCGGCCATCTACAACAAGCCCGTTGAGGAGATTCTCAAAGAAGAGCGGTTCGTGGGTAAGACGACCATTCTCGGTGCAGGGTACGGCATGGGCGCGGCTAAGTTCCAAGCCCAACTCAAGAACTTCGGCGTTGAAATTTCCTTGGATGAAGCCAAGCGCATCATCGACACGTACCGCCTGACGTACCCGCAGATTGTGGAGCTATGGAAAGACGCAGGGGTTGCGCTCAAGGCCATACTACAGAAGCAGCAAACGTCCCTTGGACGCGGTGGTCTCTTATCCGTTCAGGGCGAGGATGGCATCGTCCTGCCGAATGGCTTGCGCTTGAAGTACCCCAACCTGCGCCTACACGAGACTGAGGAGGGTAAGACCGAAATCGTCTACGACACCAAGAAGGGCAAGGCCACTATCCCCAACCGCATCTACGGCGGCAAGGTGATTGAGAACGTGTGCCAAGCCCTAGCCCGTATCATCATCGGAGAGCAGATGCTGATGATTGCTAAGAAGTACCGTGTGGTGATGACTGTCCATGACGCCATTGCCATCGTTGTGCCCGAAGCCGAGGCTGAAGTTGCTAAAGAGTACGTTGAACTATGTATGCGCCTACGTCCCCAGTGGGCGCTTGAATTACCTTTGAACTGTGAGGCTGGATATGGAAAAAGCTATGGCGACTGCTGAGATTATTGATTACGCGAAACCCTGCATGGATGCAGAGAAGGCATTGAAGGACGCGCACAACGCTGTGCTGGAGAACAACTTTGATGCGGCTTTGGCGAAGACTATGGATGCGCTAGTAAGTGTGCGGTTGATGCAGGGCGCACTGCGGTACATGAAAGAACAGAATGGGTAAGCGGCAAAGGGAAGTCCGTGCGCTACTGCACAACTACCCCGAAGGTTTAACCACTAGGCAGATTAGCGACATGCTTACCATTAATTTTAGGGTGGCGCATTTTTGCTTGAAAGCTATGGTGGACACGTACGTCATAGGGTGGACTAGTGGTAAGGGGAGACCATGCGCTTTATGGGCTGCGGCTGTTGTGCCCGAAGATTGCCCCCGCCCACCGAAATCAGAAAAAGCAATGAAGGGATACGCGATATGAAACCCATTGTCTGGTCATTCAGCAGCCTAAAGACGTTCCAACAATGTCCGAAGAAGTACTACCACACCAAGATAGCCAAGGACGTTGTTGAGCCCGACACGCAAGCTACGCTGTATGGCAAGACCGCTCACACGGTGGCCGAGGAATACATCCGCGATGATGTGCC